CTATTCATATCTACTGGAGTATGAACGTAAACTTCTTTGCCTTCAAGATTTTGAGATAAAGCTATTAAGCAGCCGTTAATAGAAGAGCTAAAACAAACTCTTTTGGTTGTAGCATCTTCATACCCATTATCTGTAAGGAAATTCTTTGGAACTCTAGGAGTTAAAACTTTTCCATCCATATTATCTTTCGATACAAAATATATCTTTTTATATAGTGCCATTATTACCTCTCTAGCTTAGTAGACCAATCATATAGTTTATCTCTTAATTCTAAGAGCTTACTTGCTTGTTCTTCCTTAAATTTATATTTACCATCTAGAGAGTTATTTAAATACATCATCAATTTATAAGCAATATCTCTATTTAATCCATTAGGATATCTTTCTAATAAAGACCACCACTTACCAAAGATCATCTCTGGATGAACGTATAGATATTTATGATGATATAATTGGTGGCATGTTTTACAAAGCATTACTACAGGAATATTATTTTGAGTATGCTCATATCTCAATAGATCGGATAGATCAAACTCAGTAATAGCTCCATAGGTATTTAAAATATGCTCTGTGATAATAATTGCAATATCATAAATATTAAGCATGCAATGGTGCATCTCTAAAGATGCCATTTCTTCACCCTCATCATTACCAGCAGTAATATTAGGATGGAATTGACAGCAATCCAAACCAATAGAATACAAATATGCTTTATAGTGTTTATAGGTTCTACTGTGTCTAAATTCTCTAATAGCAGAGTCTAAAAATGCTTTATATTCATCAAGGTCATAAGACCCTTCTTTAGTTAATGCGAATTGTACTGCATACTCCGAATTTGGAGAGGTTAAGAGCGGATTATGCTCTGCATTTTCTACAAATACGTTTGGAAATACATTTGTCTGTGTATACATTATATTTATCTCCCTTTTAATACTAACGGAATTATTTGTATGTTGTCCGCTGCAATTAGGACGCATCCCTATAAAACTACCTGCTCTGACATTAGATTAATTTTATAGGAATTTAAGAAAGGAGAAGCACTCATGTCTTTACCTTTTTCTGAGGATAAATTGACGACTCAAAATCCTTTCATAGATTTAGTATTCTACAATCTGAAATTATTGGCATTTAATTCTATTATTAAAGACCAAGCAAAAGCAGATAGATATGAAACTACTGAGTCTCTAAGGAATGCATCTTTATATATTGCATGTGTCGAAAATCATATCGAATTAGATATGTTTAAAGGCATTCAATATCCTAGAGATCTATTAATAGAAGCTGGGTTGGATGAGAAGGAACTTTGGGTTTATGAAAACTTTAAAGATGAATATTACATCCCAGATGAATATAGACCTAAACTTACGAAATTATTAAGACAATGGTTTATTGATACATATATGGATGATAAGGAGTTAAATCCTTATTATCGAAATCTTGTCGGATATCCTGCTATTGATCAATGGGGGATTCCAGTAAGGGAATATGAATACCTATTCCCTGATTATTTAGATTATGATAAGTCTGCTACATACATGCATGAGTTATCTAATGACACAATCAAAGAACTAGATGGATTAGGAATTCTTAATATTATCCTAATGCAATATCCAGATCATAAATATCTTAAGTATAAAACTTATGGTATAGATATTTATGAAGCTAGAAAGAAATTGGATTACCAGATATTATGGTATCCAGAGAATGCTGATGTAGACTACAGTGTTACAGAAGAATTCTTAATGAAGTTTACTCAAAACCGTAAGTTTATGCTAGAATCAGTATACTCTTATGCTATGGAGTTAGAAGAAAAGAATTATCATGATATGATGATGATTTATCTAATCATCTCTGTATTGGTAGATATTCTTGCAGATATTCAATCTCATATTATTAAGAAGGATATTCTTGATAGACGTTGTATCGAATTCATCTTCTCTATGTATGGGGTTCCATATTATAGAGTAATTCCAATTGAGTATCAAAAGGCTTTAGCTAGAAATATCCATTCTTTGTGTAAGTATAAATCTTCTACTACCGAAATGCTTAATATTATTAAACTCTTTGATACTAAAGATAAGTATGGTATTAAGATTTTTAAATATTGGCTAGTTAAAGAAAGAAAACCAGATTCATATAATGGTTTTGAATGGAAATCTAAGAAAGTCCTTAAAGGAAACTATAATCAAACTGTTGAAGAAGATCATGTTGTAGTGGATCTTACCAAGACTCCTGAAAGACAGATTATCCCTCATGATATTCTTATGTATAATACCAATGTTAGTAAGAACATGGGAACTACCAATCTTCTACAATCTAAAGAGTATAAAGCATCCAATCATAGTCTAGAAGCTAGAATGGCAGCAGCTTCGGCTGTAGCTGCTATTAAAGGTGTTAGATTTGATCTTACTTTATTTAGTGATCCATTAAATACTACTGCTGGATTAGGATATGCTGCTATTAATGGAGCTTCATTATATGATATTGGCGGTAGTCTTACATTAAAAGATAAATCTACTAAACAAGATTTCAATGCTGCAGTAAAGGTTCAAACTGCATCATATGTAAATCTTTCATTCCAAGAAATTAAAGGTAAAGACCTGACCTTTGTTCCTAATCATCTTGGTTATGATTTAAATGGTGATCTCATTGTAGATTATGAAGGTGGATCTTCTAAAGATATTAATGGCCATCTATATTATGACTACACTGGTATCATTCCATTCCCATTTGAATACTATCTTCAAAAAGGTAATGTATTGTTTATTCGATTAGAAGATAGAATCTTAAGAGAAGGAATAGATTATGAGATCTACGATTATAACAAGGTAAGATTCTTTAATGAGATCTTAGATGGTAAAAAAGAAATCATCTATGATTTCTATTATGATAGATCTACTAAGGATATCAAGTTCAATGTAGATAAATCTTATAATTTCCAAACTAAAGTAAAGACCTATGAAGGTGCTAATATTATTAGCTTAGGAACTTTGCCATTCTCTGATTTTTTCTTAAAAGAAAATCAGTTAATCGTAACAGTAGATTCTGTATTCTTACCTCAGAATACATGTTCTGTAGACCTAGCTACAAATGTTCTTACTATTGATAATAGAATAGATACTATTGGTAAGAAAGTAAATTGCATATTCATTTACTCTAATTACTCTCAAGCTAGATTCTTTAAATCTACTACATTAACTGACACAAATAATCAAACTAAGATTCATATTGATGAACCATTTAAAAATTATTGCTTGAATGGTAATACATTCTTTGTTATGGTTGGTAAGAAGTTTATCTCTAATAAAGATTACACTATCAATATTTCTGAGATTGATGGTGGTGCTTATATTACTTTAAAACAAAGTAACTTTGAAGCTGGTACTCCAATAGACTTTAACTTCATTTATTCTACAAATGCAATCAATGAAGATATTGAATTAGTTGATAAAGTAATTAAGTTCAAAGCTTCTACTGATTATCAAAATGAATTCAAAGTAAACTACCCATTCAAAAACTATGTAGCTACTAAATACAAACACTATGTGAAGTATCTAGACAAATACCTTCCAGAAGATTGGTATAGTGTTACTAATAACTCTCTTGTTATTGTAAATGATACACTTGCTCTTCAAAAAGGTGATGAACTAGAATTAGAACTTGTCTATGTAAATAAAGATAGAACCAAACCTGAATTCAGTAATATCAAAGTAGCTATTACTCATCTATTAGCTGGTGCTGATAATCAAGATAGATTCCCTCTTACTTTCCCAGTAGATAATTACTTTACTAAGGGAAATAAAGTATGTGTTGATATCGAAGGTAATATGCTTACTGAAGGTATTGATTATACTGTAAATTATAATAAGAAAAATATCCGACTTCTTAAAAAGAAACACTTCTTAAAGAAAGATCAGCAATTGAATGTAACCTTCTTCTATAATGGGGTTACAGAAAATACTTTGGTATTAAGTGAAGAAACTCATAAGATCTTCAATCATGGAGATCCTAAATTTAATATCAATTTCCCATTCTTCCCTTATATTCAAACTGATCAAGGGTTTATTACTATTAGTGAAAACTCTATTCATTCAAGTGATGATATGGGATTAACTAATCAGTTCCATGTTACTATGAATCCTAAGATGGTTTCTAATGCTGATATAAATGAAAACTTCTTATTTATCTATAATAAGCATTATCTAAACAATCCTAATCCATCTCTAACAGTTCAAACTTTAGAAAATCCTATATCTATAACTTCAGAAGGATATATGGATATTAAAGTTCCATTTGATTACTACTTCGAAAATAGATGGCCTTATATTGTTACTGATTCATATGGTAATGTATTAGATGATTCTGAGTATAGTATCTTTAATGGTAGTTTCTATTTCACCAATCCTAAAGATATAGCTAAATATGGAGATAAACTCTATATTCATTATATCTATAATACGAATGGTGGATCTACTGTAGGTTATGCATACGAAGAAGATTATTCATATACTACTAATCTAAAATTCTGCAAGATTCCTGTAGATAAGCAATACGTTACAGATAATATGAAAGATAGTGCAAACTATAAAGATTATGATGTAATGGTTAAAGGCGATGGCTGGTGGGATGGTGTTGATTATAAAGACAACAATCATCAATTAGTAAAAGATGCAATTTATAAACAACCATGGAATTATGCTAGAACTAAATACTATGGTATAACTCAAATGATTGATATCTCTGCATACTCTACTCAAATGAGTTATTTCTACAGTATGTTATATGATGATATTCTTCTAGAAGAAAAACTATTAGTAAAGATTCCATCTATTTCTACTTCTCACCCATTTAAATTAGCACACTTATTTATCTTTATGACTTCTTTGACTTACATGTTTAACGGTATTGAAGATTTCATTATTGACAATCCTGCTAAGACAATGATTGTTCAAGGATTTAACTTTAGAACTAGCCTTTCTGATCTTAAAGAATACTTGAGAAAGAAACACAGAGAAGAAAAAGAATTCCCTATCTGGGACTTCATTACTCCTAAATCTCAAATCAAAGATCTAGCAGAGTTTATGAATATCTATAAAACAAATATAGAAGTTCGTAGAACTATTTGTCAAAGAATGCTTGAAGCACAAGATTGGGAAGAATATAAAGTATGGAAAGATCTTTATGACTCCCTTATGAATTGGAAGCTCACCATGAAGTACTTTACTTTAAGCAATGGTGAGATTGCTAAAACGTATACAGAGTTCTTAAAAGATAAAGATACCGTACTATACGACAAATTAGTTAAAGTAAATAGTATTATCTCTTCTGATGAAAAGATTGATACTATTACAAGCCTAGTAGATGATATCATCTATATTCTAAATGAATATATGGGTGATATGAGATATATCTTTGATGGATATGCTGGTCACTCTGGTAATGAAATCATGAAGTATATTATGCTCATGATTGAATTCTTTAAATCCTATAAGATAGTATTCCTTACAAGAAATACTACTATGGAAATCACATGGGGTAAAGACAGAGATGAAGATGTAATTATTCGTCCTAATGATATGGCTTATACAAATGAAATAGATAAGAGGCCAGAGTATTATCCTATCGTAGAAAAGGTATTTGATAAAGAGATCAATCATGTAGATGAAAGATTTGATAAGGTTCCTTGGATGAGGGAAGATCTAGTATTCAGCTATAATAATGATCGCAAGTATATTATTATAGACATCCCAGCATCTACTTATCTATGGTCTCAAACTATAATGAAAGATATAGATGGTACTGTTAAGGGCGATGATTACCAACAATTCTCTAAAGATATTATCAAATCTGACGTATTTAATTATGTTAAGAATCTATTATCTCAAGATCTATTAACTGGTAAATTGTCTCCATTCTTATACGAAGTAAATGCTGTTATCAATGCAGATACTAATATTGATAGAAAAGATGTAGATACTGATAGCTTTGTTGGTAACTTTGAATTCGTTCAAGAAGAAATCAAACCTATTATCATTCCAGGTAAGTTAAAACTAGGTACTACTTATAAGGATTGGACGTTTGGTTTGAATATTGCTATCAATAGTATTTATAAAGATCTATCTAAATATGCTCAGAAATCTTTAGGTAATCTTACTGGTCAAGTAGCTATATTAAATGATACTATTAAAAATGACTTGTCATTAGTAGATCATACTTTCAATGTGGAAGAAATGTTTAAAGGTTTATCTAAAGTAGTAAACGTTCCTGGATCTGATCTTATCCATGCAGATACTTCTAAGATTACTTCTACATTTGCTATGTATGAAGATTGTACTACGTTAGGTAGCATCGATGCTAAATGGGTTAATACTAAGAATGTAGTAAATATGTCTGAAACATTCTCCGCTTGTGAAAATGTTATTTCGATAGATATTTCTACATGGGATACATCTAAAGTTAAAGACATGAGCTTCATGTTTGAAGATTGTTCAAAACTCGTAAATATTGAAGGTGTATTAGATATGAGTTCTTGTACAAACTATATGAACATGTTTGTTGGTTGTGATACTTTAGTTGGTGTAAAAGTTATTAATCCTCCTGCAGATTTTGAATCTGTAGCTAAGATTAGGCATGATCAATATGAAATAGTTACTAAGACAAATGTTGATACTGACTTCAACCTCTCTATCAATATTACTAATGACTACATAAGCCTCAAGAAATACATGTCTATTAAAGATCCAAATTATACTATGAACATTCTATCTTCAGCTGTCTTAACAGAATTGAATGGTGCTAAAGCCAATAATGTTTCAAAAATGTTTGAAAGAAGTATAGTAACGGATATTCCTAATCTTCATATAGATACTTCTAAAGTAGAAGATTTCTCTGGAATGTTTGGATGGTGCTCTGGTTTATCTACTATAGATACAAGCTGGATTGATACAAGTTCTGCTACTAATATGAATGAAATGTTTGCAAGTACCAATGTAACTACATTAGACTTGACTCACTTCGATACTTCTAAAGTAAAAGACTTTGGAGATATGTTTAATAGATGCTCTAACTTAACTACAATTACTGGTATCATAGACATGACTAGCAGTATTAACTGTGAAGGAATGTTTGCTGAATGTACTAATTTAACTGGAGTTAAAATCTTTAATCCACCTCTAGACTTTGAAGATAAATGTGGATTAACTCATGACCAATATGTAATAGTGAAATCTAAATAAAGTATGGAGGAATACCAACGTGATTAATGATAAATATAAAATCCAAGAGGAAGTCTTAACTAAATCTTCTGAAGGATCTGAAGATCTTGTATCCTTAGAAGAAGGGCATCCTAATGGATTAAAAACAGAAGTTATTATTAGAGATCATGATACTGGATTAGAACTATTCCGTGGTAGTAATAAAACTCTTATCTCTGGATCTGAATTTATTGCTATGCGAATGTTTGATCTTCATGATAAATCTTTTGTAACTCCTACCTATAATAATAGACTACAATTAGAAAATACAATCAATAATCCTAATCAAGAAGAAATTTTGAACAACTACTTTGTTCAATTATTCTGTTTAGGTACTTCTGGTTGTAACCGTGAATCTGCTTTAAAATATGAAGTAGATAATAAGAAATGGATTGCTCCAGAAGACATGGTTCCATTCCAATACGTTCCAGAAGACAAAGATCTTGATGCTGATAATCGCCAAATCTACTTTGGTCGTAAAGAGCTAAAGAATAAAAAGATGGTTGCTTATTACTTCAAAAAGTTTGATAGTGATCCTACTGAACGTAAACAATTGGAAGATGGTACTCCTATCGATGCTACCATTTATGATGATCAATCTGAATTACCAGCTCAAATCATTGTAGAAAATACTTTAGTTATTACTAAAGATGACTGCCGTGATTACTTTATTAATACTACTGGTATTAATGATGCTAGATTCAACTGTATCAGCTTATGTTTAGCATATAAGAAAGAAAGTGAAGATGGATATACTTACTATCAAGATATTCGTCCAGCTACAAGAATCAACTTCCCTAATAAGTTCTTAAATGACTTAGGTGCTTCTTGGGATATCATCTACCGTATCTACTTCTAATAAAATCTATCCCCATAGGACTTTGTTCCTATGGGGTTCTTTTTTACTATTATAGAAACTAAGGAGTAAAGAGGATGGTGATTTATATATGAGGGATGCATTAAGAGAAATGGTTAAAAATCTTGCTTTTGAAAGATTTAAGAAAGAAGGATCTAATGAAGAATATGTTAGGTATAGATCTAATATGAAAACAAATAAAAAGGATATCAAAACAGATGACTCTGATTATATGATAGATTCAAAACCTATTGATGAATACGTTGATGATATTTATACCGTCATAGATCTAGCTCTTGAAGAAGAAAGATTAGAGATCCTTATATGGGTTACGATAGTTGCTGTATTATTAACTGTTGCTGTTACACTTTTCATATTACTAAAAACACCCCTACTAGAATTAATCTAGTAGGGGATAAGATTTTAATAACCAAAGATTTTATCATAACCATATTCTTCCATATCGAATGTCTTAACAGTACTATCATGGAAGTTTTTCATGGATTTCAATTTAATCTTTGCAGGAATAACATATGATGCAACCCCTACATTTTTGATACCTAATCTAGTAAATAGATTACCAGCACATTTATTACAAATACCTTTTTCAGATTCGCATAGACCAGAGTATCTTAATTTTACTTTCTTACCAATATAGAAATCTATATTGTCAGAAGTTAATTCTACTAATCTAGAACCTTCTACAATATAGCTATACATCCAGTCATCGATATTATCACCAGTTAGAAGAATTTCTTTATATCGTTTAGTACCACAATCAGAACCTTCTTCTAATACCGTCAAATGCTCTAGTGCTTTAACGAAGATCTTTTCCCATGCACCGCCATCAGCAGTTTTCTTAGCACGAGCATATGGACCAAATGCTAGAGAGTCTGAGAATGCAGCATATTCATCAGGTTTGATACCAGTGGTTAAGTCAGATTTAATAACAGTATATTCACCATTAGGATTTAATGGATCAGGGTTTTTAGATGCACCCTTCATAACAAACATGTTTTTGAAGTTGTTGTTCCAGTCAATCTTAGCACCAGAATTAATCATATCGATAGATGGATCATCTTTAAGCATTTCTTTACAATCTTTGATTAGTTCTTGTTCTATTTTTTGAGATACTACTGGATCATGTTCGTCTAATTCCTTTTCATATTTCTTTAATAGTTCTTGCTTCTTTTTAGAAATAGCTTTAGGAATACTCATCATATTTTCAGTAATAGAAGCAGATAAGATGTTGCAATATGGTTGGAACTTTTCTGTTTTAGTAATAAGACGTTTTAAAGCATCTAATGGAACTTTATCTTCTACTACCGAATAAGAAACTTGTTTATTTATCTTTTTAAACATCTTACTCGTAATAGGTTCATTAATATAACCAAATAGTTCAAATAGGTCTTGTTCAATAAATGCCTTATTAAATACCCAAATACCTACTGTAGTTTTGATAATATTACTATTCTTATTACCTTCAGGACCATAACTTCCAACTGGAATATCAACTAGGTCATATGGCTGAAATCTTCTTGTATCATTAAATTCCCCAAACATATCCATTGCAAAAGATAGTTTAGTACACTCGTCCTCTGTTATAGCCAAAAGATATTCGATATCTTTAGGATCGGTTATTCTTTTAGCTTGTCGTTTTACAACTTTTAATGCCATAAAAGGTTAACTCCTTTCATATGAATCTTTAGAATTATATGAATGTCTCCATAGTATATTTGGATAGGTCTGACATTATAATGAGTATCCTAAGAATGGATATGAAATTTTAATGTAAGGTGAAGGAATATCGAAAATGGTATCAGGGAATTTCAAAATTACAGTTGAAGACAAACATAAATTTTTATATATTGTAGAATTAAAAACTGGTAAAAAAGAAAGTGCTATTGAAGTAAAATTTAGTGCTGACACATATGATCAACCACCAGAAATGAAGAAAAGAATAATTGATTCATATGATAAGGTTTGTAGTTATATCATAGAAAAAGAATTTGTAGGTTTTATAAAAGAAAAGTTGGAACTATCTGCTAGGGTTAGAAGCATTGTGGTTCCATTGACTAAGATAGAATTCCTAATTCAGTCTTATAAAAATTATAAAAAGTCTTCAATCAAATAATGGGTTATATACTATAATTTTGAAATAAAATTCGCTAAGTACTAAATGTACTTAGCGGGTTTTATTTTTACAAACCCATTTACTTATTATTAATTCTTTTTGTTTAAGGTATTAAAAAGGAGGAGAATTTAAGATGGATCACAATAGCGCGAATGCCTATCCAAGGAGTGAACAATTTGATTATTTCACTAAATTTGAGATGATCAATTTTGATGAGGAATGCCGTAAAGACCTCACTAATGGGCATGGCTTTATTATCAAAGAACCACAACCTATCAACAAAGCTTTAAAATCAGATGACTCTATTTTTAGTTCTAAGTATGGTAAATCATTACAAGATAAGAACCCATATTCTAATAGATACTCTTGTAAATATGGTTGTACACAAGGTGCATTTTATTCTGTACCAGGGGATAAAAACTGGGTTTGTCCAATCTGTGGAACAGAAGTCAAATCTGTTGGTGTAGATTTTACATATTTTGGTTGGATTAAAATCAAAGAAGAATTCTGTCTTATCCACCCATTATTATTCTTAACTATCTCTAGCTTAATTGGTAAGAATAATTTAGAAGAGATTATAGAACCGTCTGTAGAATTAGATGCTAATGGTCAGCCTATGACCCAATATGACAAACGTATCTTAAAACAAAAGTCTAAACGTGGTGGATATGGTAAGCGTAAGAAAGCATCTTTAGATACTAGATTTGCTGGTATTGGATTAATGGGTTTTAGAGATCACTTTGATGAAATCATCGAATACTTCTATAAGAAGAAACCTGCTAAGAAGGAATTCTATGATGAGATCATGAAAGAAAGAGATAAAGTATTCATTCACTCTATTCCTGTATATACTACACAACTTCGTATTGCTAAGGTAGAAAATCATAGATTTACATTTGAATCAACAAATGCCGATTTTAACCTATTAGCAAAGCTTGCTGCTACTGTAAATAAGAATAATCTCTCTATTTATAGAAATAAGAAATACCAAAACCAATTGTTGTGGGATATGCAATCTAAGTTAACAAACTTAACTACTGAAATTATTGCAATCTTATCTGGTAAGAAAGGTACTTTAAGATCTATTATCTCTGGACGTACTGCATTTTCTGAACGTTCAGTTATTGTACCTAATCCTAAATTAAGAATGGATGAGATTACATTACCATACTTTGGCTTATGTATTTTAATGCAACAAAGACTTATTAATATTATTAAGAAATCTTATAATATTACATATGCTCAGGCATATAAAATTTGGTACTATGCATCTCTTAAAGTAGATGAAAGAGTATTGCAAATTATCAATGAATTGATTAATACTAATAGAGTATCTGTATTGATCAATCGTAACCCAACTATTTTCTATCAATCAATTGTATACAAAAGAGTTGTAGGATGTACTCTAGATTATACAATGGGTATTGATGTATATACATTAGATGGGTTGGCTGCTGATTAACAAAATGGTCCCTATATATGGTAACATGTGTAGGTTAACAAGAGAATTGCTTGGACAGGCTAAAGCTATAGATGCTACAACATAATGAGAAATCATAAGTGTGAATGTTGAGGAAACTCTGAAAGAAATCTATAGATGACCTATGCTGAAATAAAAGCCTTATATTGATTTAAAGTGTATCCATCTTTATAAGGTGCTAAGGGTTGATTATAATGTC